AGCATTGCCCTTGTAAAGCAAAGGTTTCAAGTTCAAGTCTTGATGTCGGCTCTGGGTTTGTAGCTCAGTTGGTAGAGCAGCGGACTTTTAATCCGTAGGTCGAAGGTTCGAACCCTTCCGGACCCATCAGATCAATAGATGCTTGCGATTTATTGATGTTCATATGTCTGTGTTCTGTTCTAAAGGGTAGGGTATTGGGCCAAGAAATTGGCCCTTTACTTTTTATGAGAGTCTGATAAAGTAGAAACAGTCAATATTGAAAGTTATTAGATAATCTTATTGACAACATGATTGGCTTTGTTTGTGCCAACATTTTACGGTTTACGCAACAATAAGTTAGCGTGCCACAAGGAGTAAATAAAATGGGTATTGATATTCGCGCTATGCAAAAAAAACTTGAGAAACTCAACAACAAGGGTAAATCAAGTTCAGAGTCTGCTTTCTGGAAGCCAGAGGATGGTCTTCATGAAGTTCGTGTTCTACCAACACCAGATGGCGATCCATTCAAGGAGTTTTGGTTTCATTATAATGTTGGAAACCAAAGCGTAATGTGTCCAAAGCGTAACTTTGGTGAGGACTGTGCTATTTGTGAGTTTGCCACAAAGTTGTTCAAGAGTGGTGAGCCAGATAGTGTTGCTGCAGCAAAAGAACTTTTTGTTCGTCAGCGTTTCCTATCTCCTATCCTTGTTCGTGGAAGTGAAAAGGATGGAGTAAAAGTTTGGTCATACTCAAAGACTGTATATGAAGAACTGCTAAAAACAGTTCTTGATCCAGACTTTGGAGATATTACTGATCCAGAAAATGGTTTTGATCTAAAAGTAGACAAGGGCAAGAAAAATGGTGCTCGTTATTCAACCATGACAGTAAAACCCAAGCCAAAGTCAACACAAATGTGCAAGGGTCTTGGCAGCCAAGAGTGTAAAGAACTACTTGATAGTGTTCCTGATCTGTCAACGATTTTTACACGAATGTCTCCACAGGAAGTTCAAGCAGCACTTGACAAGCATCTGGCGGAACCAGATGAAACAAGTGTTGGTGTAGAAAAGGGTGGCGGCGTTGAAAATGCTGTTGATGCCGCACTACGCGAACTTGATCTTTGATACAGTTTAGTGCTTGACAGGGGCGACCAAAGAGGGTAAAATCTCTTTGGTCGTTTTCTATTTGCAGCATAACTATTTCAAGGAGAAAAAATGAGTATGGCAAAACTAAAAGAAGTAAAAGCGGGAAAAGTAGATGTAGCCGAACTACGAAAAGCACTAAACAGCAAACTAAAAGGTGCTGTATACGATCTCAGGGATCAAAATCCAACAGATGTAAAAGACTGGATCTCAACTGGATCAACATGGCTTGATGGTATTATTTGTAAGGGTAAAATGGCCGGCATTCCAGTTGGCAAAATCGTTGAAATAGCCGGCATACAAGCAACGGGAAAAAGTTTTCTTGCTGCACAAATAGCAGGAAACTCACAAAAACTTGGTATTACACCGGTTTATTTTGATGCTGAAAGTGCATTGAACAGCGACTTCCTGACAAAAGCAGGGTGTGATCTTGAAAACTTGATATATATTCAGCCAACTGACCTTGAAAGTGTTTTTGAAACAATGGAAACACTTATGGGTTCAAGTGATCAAAGATTTCTTTTTATCATTGATTCACTTGCCGCAACACCAACAAAAGTTGACATTGAAGGAACATTCAATCCAAATGAGCGTATTGGCGTAAAAGCAGCCCTTTTGGCAAAAGCATTCCAGAAAATAACAACACCACTGGCTCAAAGAGAATGTACGTTGATTTTGCTGAATCAATTAAAAGTCAACATCAAGGCAACAAGCGAAGCCCCAATGGGTGGCAAATATCTAACAGATAGTCAAAAATACAATACACCAGGTGGAAGTTCGCCAGACTTCTTTACAAGTGTCCGCATATGGCTTACAAAATCTTTTGCAAAAGATAGTATGGTATATGATGATAAAGGATACCAGATTGGTTCTTATGTCAAGGCGCGGATTGAAAAAAGCAGGTTTGGAACGCAAAATCGTGTTGCAGAGTTTAAAATGCTATGGGGCGATCAAGTTGGTGTCATGAACGAAGAAAGTATTCTTGAAGCTATAAAGGGAAAAACAGAGCACCTTGAATCTGGGGTGTGGAACAAACTAACATATGCTGATGGTACAGTAGAGAAGTGGCAAGGATTAGAAGAAGGTTTTACAAACTTAATGAAAACCAACGATAAGTTCCGTGCGAGAGTAATGGAAATATTTGATTATGAAGTTATTCAAAAGTTTGATAAAAAACTTGGTGATGCTAAAGATTTTTTGAACGATGGAAAAGGTGAAGACGTTCAGCATTGACTATTTAGTTTTTGTAGGGAGAACAGACATGAAACTCACAAAAGAAAAACTAAAACAAATCATCAAGGAAGAACTTGAAGATGTTCTAAAGGAACAAAAAGAAAGTTCTAAAACTAAATAACCAAAGAACCCGCAGAAATGCGGGTTTCTTATTAAAATATGAATGTAAACAATACATTTTGGGAAAATGAACAAAATAAAATAACTTTACTTGAATTATTAAATATTTCATATCATCTTCCAGAAAAAAATATATCTCTTAAACTTTTAAAATCACATTTATTATCTTGGAAAGATGTAGAAGAAATATCTAAAATAAAATTAGTTGATTTACAATATCCAATATTAATACTTGTAGACGATAAAGAACAAATATTATCTATTCTTGATGGACACCACAGAACTCATAAAGCAATAAGTTTAGGATTAAAAACCATAAAAGCAAAGTTAATCGCAATAAACTTTTTGCCTGCCGAATTTAAAAGCATTTTCAGCCCCACCGCTTGACCAGCAGCCCGATCTCTGCTACATTACTGATCTAACGCCCCATGCGGGTCAATAGGAGGGACGAGTATGAATTATTCGTCGTTTGTAGTACCTCGCTGAAGATATTGCATCACAGTATCGTGATGATACTCTCCAGCATCAAGTTGTTGCCCTTGCTGTCAAGGGTGGCAAGATTATCAATTTTGGCGTCAATAAGCGCCGTTACAGTCGCGGAAAGAGTGTTTTCAAGTGTTCAATGCACGCAGAAATTGATTTGTTGAGCAAGATGGAAGAACGAGCACGAGGAAGCAAGATTTATATCTATCGCTTCAACAATACAACTTCTCCTATTGCTCGCGAAAACAAGAATGGCAAGCCTTGTCCACTGTGTCAACACACATTGAAGAACGCTGGTGTTTCACGAGTTGTTTATATTGATGACAGCGGAGAGATGAAAACAATGAAAAATCGTGATATGATCGGCCTTGTTGGACAACCAAGCAATATCACCAATCATTTTCTTGAAAGGTTTGGCGATCAACATCACGGTAAGTTTATTGTAAATCAGTTTATTGCTGTATAGGAACAACATGAATAGCAACTTTGATAAAAATACAAGTGAAGGTTTATATACTTTCAGCCAAGATGAGGTATTTGAAGCACTAAAAATGTGGTGCTTTCAAAAGGGTATTGTGCTTGATAAAAATAGTATGAAGTCTTTTGACTGTTCTCATGTAGGGAGTGGTTGGTCAGTATTTTTCGGTTTCAATCACATTAAGGCGCTAAAGAAAACAAAAACATAACTCTATCTAAAAAACTGAATATGTGTTATGATCCCCACTTCACAGTGGGGTTTTTTTTATGGGTAAAAAAATGAGCAAAATACTTGTTATAGACTTTCTAAACTTGTTTATTCGTTCTTATGTTGTAAATCCATCTATCTCCAAGCAAGGAGAACCAATAGGTGGAATAGTTGGTGTTTTCAAGTCTCTTCAAAAACTTTGTAGAGAAACAAAACCAGACAAGATCATATTTTGTCACGATGGTCCTGGTGGAAGTAGAAAGAAAAAAGCCCTACACAAAGACTATAAAGAAGGTAGAAACCCACTGCGACTGAATAGAAATATAAAAGTCTTGGACGAAAAGCAAGAGTTTGAGAACCGTATTTGGCAACAACTAAAAACATTTGACTATCTCAACCTTTGCCCGGTTATCCAACTAATGGAAGAAAATGTTGAAGCAGACGATCTTATTTCTTATATTGTTCAGCATGAAGAATATGCAGACAGTGTAAAAATGATTGTATCCAGTGATAAAGATTTTATCCAGTTGTTGGATGATAAAACTATTCTTATTCGCCCAGTTCAAGATGAGATATTGAATAAAAATCGCGTTATAGAAGAATACAAAATACATCCAAACAACTTTGCTATTGCTCGTGCCATAGCAGGTGACAAAAGTGACAACCTTGAAGGTGTTAGAGGAGTTGGGCTAATAAGTTTGTCAAAAAAGTTTCCTATTCTTGCCGAAGAAGCAAAATATACTGTTGATGATATATTTGAAAAATGTGAAGCCAACAAGGAAGATGGAAAAATATATAGTAATATACTTGATGAAAAGCAAAAAGTATATCTAAACTATCAAATAATGCAACTGCGACAACCAAATATGTCATTGCAAGCACAACAAAAAACAGATTATACATTAGAAAACTTCATTCCAGAGTTCAATAAAACAGACTTTCTAAAGTCTTCTATTGTTGATGGCTTTGCTGATTTGAAGCTCAACGACCTATTTACTACTTTCAACAGGATCATCAGTGATTCAAAGAACGGCTCTTGACCTCCATAGTAAGATCCGCTATGCTGGCAAGCCTACGAGGAAATAATGGCCATCAAAAATGAACCTTCACTTGGAAGTTTTGGAAAAGACTTTCAAGAAAAGTTAGTTTATATCATTTTAGAAGATAATGTATTTGCAGCACAAATAAGTGAAGTGCTTGACACAAGCTTCTTTGAACTAAAATACCTACAAGTATTTATTGATATTGTTTTCAAGTATAAAGACAGTTATAACTGCTTTCCAAGTAACTCAACAATTGAAACAATGTTGAGAACAGAACTGGAAAAGCACAATCCAGTAACCCAAAAGCAAGTTCGTGACTTTTTTGCTCGTATTCTTGCGGGAACAATAGAAGATATTGATGATGAATATGTAAAAGATAAAAGTCTTGATTTTTGTAAAAAACAAAAACTAAAAGAAGCCATGTTGAAAAGTGTTTCACTCATGGAAAACTCTTCTTTTGATGAAGTTTCTAAAATAATCAATGGTGCTCTAAAACTTGGCCTTGATAATGAACATGGCTATGACTTTCTAAAGCATTTTGAAGAGCGATATAAAATAAAAGCACGAGATCCAGTTTCAACTGGATGGGACGTTATTGACAATCTTATCCAAGGTGGTCATGGCAAAGGTGAACTTGGTGTTGTTGTTGCTCCAACAGGTGCAGGAAAAAGTATGGCTCTGGTTCATCTTGGTGCTCAAGCAATGAAACAAGGTAAAAATGTTGTTTATTACACATTAGAGCTTGGAGATACGGTTATTGGTCGTCGTTTTGACAGTTGCTTGACTGGTTTTCCTCTAAAAAACCTAAATATGGCAAAAGAAGAAGTGTTGGAATCGGTAAGACAAGTTCCAGGCAAGCTTATTATCAAAGAGTATCCAACAAAAACTGCTTCTACTGAAACTATTAGAAATCATCTAAAAAAACTGGAACAGCGAGACTTCAAGGTTGATATGATAATAGTTGATTACGGTGATCTACTAAAGCCAGTCGCCGCGCAGAGAGAAAAACGAAATGAACTTGAAGGTATCTATGAAGAGTTGCGAGGTATTGCTGCAGAAATGAAATGTCCGCTTTGGACTGCTTCACAGACAAATAGATCTGGTCTAAATGCTGAAGTTGTAACAATGGAAAGTATCAGTGAAGCATTCAATAAATGTTTCGTTGCTGATTTTATTTTTTCTCTTTCCCGAACAGCAACACACAAGCAAAATAATACTGGCAGAATGTTTATAGCAAAGAACAGAAATGGACCAGATGGAATAATACTTCCTATATTTATGGACACTTCTAATATCTCTATAAAAGTATTGGAACCAACAAGCGAAACAATAGAAGACATAAATAAAAACTCTGTCGCAGAGCAGTCAAAGAAGTTGAAAGAAAAATACGCCAAGCACAGAAAAGAACAAAAAGAAATGGCAAAGGGAGAATGAAAATGAGCGAGATAAAAATCGATTATAGTAGAGATGAACTATTTGATGAACTTGGTCACAAAAGACTAAAAGAGTCTTATATGACCGATAAAGAAAACTCGCCACAAGAGCGTTTTGCTTTTGTATCGCAACAGTTCTCTTCAAATGCAGAACACGCACAGCGTTTGTATGACTACTCTTCAAAACATTGGTTGAGTTATTCAACCCCAATCCTTTCTTATGGTCGCTCAAAAAAGGGTCTGCCTATTTCTTGTTTCCTAAATTACATGACCGACTCGGCAGAAGGTCTTGTTGATACATTGAGTGAAACAAACTGGCTTTCAATGCTTGGTGGCGGTGTAGGTGTTCATGTTCAGATTCGTTCTGCTGGCGATAAATCAACAGGCATCATGCCTCATATGAAAATCTACGATGCTTCTTCTCTTGCTTATCGTCAAGGCAAGACTCGTCGTGGTTCATATGCCGCTTATCTTGATATCAGTCATCCAGATATTATTCAATTTTTAGAAATACGAAAACCAACAGGAGATCAAAATCTCCGTTGTCTAAATCTACATCACGGGATCAATATTACTGATGATTTTATGAATATTATTGAAAAATGTATGTTAGATCCAAATGCTGATGATACTTGGGATTTAAAAGATCCAAACAGCAATGTTGTAAAGGAAAAAGTTTCAGCAAAAGAACTATGGCAGCGTATTCTTGAAATGCGTATGCAAACTGGTGAACCATATCTTTGCTTTATTGATACAGCAAACAAAGCACTACCAGAATGGCTAAAAAAAGAAGAACTAAAAATACATGGTAGTAATCTTTGTAGTGAGATCTTTTTGCCAACAAGTAAAGACAGAACAGCAGTTTGTTGTCTATCATCACTAAATTTGGAATATTATGACGAATGGAAAGATGATTCTGTTTTTATCAGCGATGTTGCTGAAATGTTGGATAATGTTTTGGATCAGTTTATTGAAAATGCACCAGATACTATTAGCAGAGCGAAATATTCTGCTATGCGAGAAAGATCAATAGGTCTTGGAACTCTTGGTTTTCATGCTTATCTACAAAAAAAGCATCTTCCATTTGAAAGCGCACTTGCAAAGTCTGCTAATATGAAAATATTCAAGAATATTCGCTCCAAAATGGATGAAGCAAATATTAGACTTGCCAATGAAAGAGGAGCTTGTCCTGATGCTAAAAAACATGATGTGAATGTTCGTTTTTCACATATGCTTGCTATAGCGCCAAATGCATCTACTTCACTTATTATGGGCAATACTTCTCCAAGTATTGAACCATATCGTGCAAATGTATTCCGACAAGACACACTTTCAGGAGCGCATGTATATAAAAATCGTTTTCTTGAAAAAATACTGGAAAAGAAATGTGAAGAGCTAAAACTTGATATAAATGAAGTATGGGCTTCTATTATATCAAACGATGGTTCAGTTCAACATTTAGAATGGCTTGACGACTATACAAAAGATGTATATAAAACAGCGCCAGAACTTGATCAAAGGTGGATTATTGAACTTGCCAGTGATCGTCAAGAGTTTATTGATCAAGGTCAAAGTGTAAATATCTTTTTTAGACCAGATGTAAATATCCGATATCTACATGCGGTTCATTTTCAGGCTTGGAAACAAGGTTTGAAGTCGCTATACTACTGCCGAAGTGATAAACTTCGTAAAGCAGATCGTGTTGGTCAAAAAGTTGAGCGTAAAAAAATTGAAGATGAAATTGATATGAAAGAATTAGCAGAAGGTAATACCTGTTTAGCTTGTGAGGGATAAAATATGATACATCTCTATGTTAAGACTCATAATAAGACTGGTATAAAATACTTTGGTAAAACAACCAGAGAAGATCCATATTCTTATAATGGTTCTGGAAAATATTGGCTCAAACATTTAAAAAAACATGGAGCAGATATTTCAACAGAAATAATTGCCTCTTTTGAAGATGAAAAAGAGTGTTCAAAGTTTGCTCTAGAATATTCTATTATTAATGATATTGCCAACTCTGAAATGTGGGCCAATCTGCGAGAAGAAAACGGCCTAGATGGTGCCCCAATTGGTCATATTACTAGTGACGAGACTAAGCATAAAATCTCTCAAACTCTTACTGGTAAGCCCTCTATAAAAACAAAATATATTATAAAAGAAAACCCCGACTTAAGATCCGAAAGAATGTCGGATATTAATAAAGGAAGATTTTGGATTAATAATGGAGTAATATCTAAAAAAGTTAAAGTTATTGAAGATGGTTGGGTTCTTGGTAGATTAAAAAGCGAACAATTGGGAGATAAAACGCTTGGTTCAAAAAATCTATCCGGCAATAATACTCGTGGTAAAGTCATATATAATGACGGTAAAAAACATAAATATTTTATAGAAGGTCAACAACCAGTCGGCTGGAATCGTGGTAAAATGCCAGGATATCAGGGTGGAACCGGTGCTTTAAAAAAAGGTAAAAAAAATGGCAAAGAAAAAATTAAAACTGACCGATGAAAGACAATACTTTCGCCCCTTCAACTATCCTTGGGCTTTTGATGCTTTCAAGGAAAGTGAGCAAATGCACTGGCTTTGGCAAGAAGTTCCTTTGCTTGAAGATGTAAAAGACTGGAAAAACACACTTACAGAAAAAGAAAAACATTTTCTAACTCATATTTTTCGTTTTTTTACGCAAGCAGATGTTGATGTGGCAGGAGGATATGTAAAAAATTATCTTCCTCACTTTCCACAACCAGAAGTTCGTATGATGTTGAGTTCTTTTGCTGCTCGTGAAGCAATACATGTTGCTGCTTATTCACATCTTATTGAAACAATAGGTATGCCAGAAACAACATATAATGAGTTTCTTCAATACGAAGCAATGAAAGAAAAGCATGAATATTTTACAAAGTTTGCTGAAAGAGATGCTGACAGCATAGCACAACAAATAGCGGCATTTTCAGCTTTTACAGAAGGAATGCAACTTTTTTCCAGTTTTGTTATGTTGTTGAACTTTGCTCGCAACGGTAAGATGAAAGGAATGGGTCAGATCATTGCTTGGAGTATTGCCGATGAAACACTTCATGCTGAAAGTATGATAAAGTTGTTTCGTGAGTTTGTTGGAGAGAACAAACATATATGGAACGATGAACTGAAAAGTGAAATATATACTATCGCTACAAAAATGGTTGAACTTGAAGATAAGTTTGTTGATCTTGCTTTTGGAGTTGGTGAAATGGAAAAACTGACAAAAGATGAAGTAAAACAATATATTCGCTATATTGCTGATCGCAGACTTATAAGTCTTGGCATGAAAGGTATTTTCAAAGTAAAGAAAAACCCGCTAAGTTGGGTTGATGGAATGTTAGGTGTTACTCACAGTAACTTCTTTGAACAAAAAGTAACAGACTATGCCAAAGGCGCTCTTACTGGCGATTGGTCGTCTGTTTGGGCACAAGAATAGATAACCAAACGCATCGCTTGACACCCGCTGAAAACCTGCTAAACTTGGAGGCGTCCCTTGATCGGGGCGCTTTCTATTGGAGAAAATATGACTGATCTAAAAACTCTTGAACAAAATGATAAGAAACTAACTCGCGAAGAGCACATTATCAACTATCTAAAGGCACTAAATACCATTGAGCAAGCCATTGAACCATATCGTGAGCACAAGTTGGCTCTCAAAAAGCATTATGCTGATAACAGTTTTCTTTCCCGCGAAGATCAAAGCCGTCTGCTAAAAGCATATCGTATGGCACAAAAAGGTGAGGAACTTGAAGACTTTGAAGAATTTATAAACATCATTAAAAGCAAATTGAAAGTTGGAGCGTGATATGAAACTTGAGCCAAGAAACAAACATCTTCTTTTAGAAGTTGTAAAAAATGATCTAAAAGAAGAAAAAATAAATGAATTTTTTGGTGCTTCATCTAAAAAACCAGATAACTTGATATATTGTGTTGTTGATCGTTCTGATGACTGCACTATATCACTTCATGTAGGGCAACTTGTTGTTATTGAAGGAAATATGGTTCATGAAAGCAAGGTTGGAGAACTTACTTTTCTAACATGCAAAGAAAATTTTGTTATTGGTGTTTTAAAAGACTGAACTTGCAGGTGAAATATGGGCATGTTTGATGAAATCAAAATAAACTTCTTGTTTGAAGAAAAATACAAACACTTACAAGACCTCGTATTCCAAACAAAAAGTTTGGTTTGCTGTCTTGATGAATATCTTGTAGATGAAACAGGACAACTATGGCTTCAAGAAGCATCCTGGGAGGTAGTTCCAGAAGAAAAAAGACCATACTATAACTCACCAGACTGGGAAAAGCCACTTGGAAAAATTATTGGAAGCCTTGATATAAAAAAAGGAGAACTAATAAAACACAGCCATACTGGTGAAATAAAAATGCACTATTATGATAAAAATATTGACTGTGAAATAATAACTTTCTTTGATAATGGAAAAATGCTGTTTTTCAAGGTTACGGAAAGGGAAATAGAATGAAAAAAGAACTTGAAGATGCTTTATTTCAAAAGTATCCAAAACTATTTCGTGATATTAAATATCTTGAGTGTAATGACGGGTGGCATGAACTTATTTCCACAATGTGTTATCAAATACAAGGCCACATTACAAATGCTAGAACCGGCGCAGCAAGAACAAAGCGATATAACCGTGCCTTGAAACAAGCACTATCTGGAAACCTTTCAAATATTGAATATTATTATCGTTCATCGCCCGATAAAGATAAAATGATACAAAAAGAAATAGAAATGAGATCTTTTCGCACACTGTGGCTTGATAGAATACCTACACAAATGCATTTTACTCAAATAAAAGAAAAGTTTGGAACATTGAGGGCTTATTCAATAGGTGGTGATGCATATTGTGAGGGAATTGTTGCAATGGCAGAAGGCATGAGTGGTAAAATTTGTGAAGGATGTGGACTTCCTGGTAGGTCAACAAAGTCTGGTTGGATAAAAACACTTTGTAAGGAATGTTCTAATGAGCGATATAAGCCAAAAACTGTATGAAATAGGCCAACTTGTTAGTTCAAATATTCCAGACCAGAATAAAGGTCCAGACTTTGGTGTTATATCAAAAATTTCTAAAACAAAGAAAAATCAGTATATGTATTATATATTATGGCAAAAAGACAAAGATACTTCTGGACCATATGATATTTTAGATATAAGTGTATTTATTGAATTTTATAAACGATGGGAAAACCAAAATGTTTAAAATAACAAAGATTGAAAAAAGCGAAAATAAAGAGTCATATTCTTCTGGTTCCTATTGGTTTTCGTTAGATGTTGAATTTGAAACCGATGCATCTGAAGAACAAATAGGTTTTGGCACTCTTGGCAAATATCACAAAGCACTTGTGATGCTTGATCGTGAAAAATACGAAGAACACTATAAAAACTTTGATAAAGACGATATGTTTTTTGAAGAGATTCCAGATAGCGACTTCAAAGAACTAAAGTTCAAAAAACCAAGCCCATATGATCTTGGGTATTGTAAAGTTATGGATGTATCTGGAAATGATTGCATCTATGAAATTGAAAAAGGAAAGTACAAATATTCACTTTGTACAAATTTGAACTATATTACAGAAGCAGCAGTAAAGCAACTTGAAGAAATGAAACAGCATCTTGATGCTGGCTACTGTCGTTTTGGTCCCTATCCAGAACAAGTGGGTGCTTTCCGTAGTGGTGATCCATTTAGTGACTTTATTGGTATTTTAGAGACACTTGATAGGTGGTGGGACTAACGAAATTTTCGAAACTACTTGTTCATATAGTAGAAACTTACATGAAAAGAGGTGTATATCATGTTAGATCTTGGATTTTATTTAGTTATTGCATCGCTTTTGTCAAGCATTCCTGTGTGGATTGTTGCTATGGCGCTAACAAGTATCGCAGAAAGTGCTAAAAGGAAATAAATGAAAAAAATATTTGTCTTTTTCTCTATATTTTAGGGTCATGCACTCAAACAGGACATGAGTTTCGCAACTGTTCTAAACCAGAACTTGGAGAACTTGCTATTGATATATCGCTGGAAAATATGGAAAACATACCAGAAGTTGTCAATAGAATGAACTTTTCTTGTAGAAAACAAATAACATATCCCAAAGCAGCGTGCTATCTTGTTCGCAATGGAACGCCCAATATTGGCGATCGTGGGCTTATTGTTTTACTTGACGAATATATAGGAGAG